GCACTTGTGATGCAGAGAATAGAGATATTTACTGCAAGTTACATGGTAGACACGCATAACAAAATAATAACAAATCCTGACAAAGTTTATAAAGCACTGTAATGTAAGAATGTTATGGGATTTACTGATACAATAAGAGGATTTTTCGGAAAATCTGACGTAATGAAGGGATATACAGAATCCACATCAAGACCAAGTGTAGCACAACCATATATGAGTACCGATACAGGTGCTAAATTACCAATATTTCCATTCCCACTCATAATGATTTATGAGTTAGCAGATAACATTGATGCATTAAGAATACCTATTGAGACTCTAAACAGGGAAATGTTCAAGAATGGATTTGAGATAGTAGAGAGATTTAAGTATAAATGTGAAAATTGTTCCAAAGAATTTCAATACAAACCAATAGAGGAAAAGGAATTAAAAGCAAGAACTGCAGTCGAAGAGCAAGGCGCAATATCGCAGGAAGAACAAATGGAGAGCGACACAACGTCAGAGGCACATGCAGGAGACAAGTTACAATGTGATACATGTGGAAGCAGAAACCTGTTAAGACCAATACCAGAACACAGAAAAGTATTAGAAAAATTATTAGATCAACCTATAAACGGAAACAATCAGACTATAGAAGATGTATCAAGAATGCTTGAAAGAGATTTAGAGATAGCAGACAATGCTTACATGCTACTTTTGAAGAATTATAACTTAGATGATAACACAGGAAATATTAATTGGGATAACACAGAGATAAAAGAATGTTTGAGAATTGATCCACCACAGGTTGCAATGATTGCAGACAGTGATGGTAGGATAGGTTATGACGATAAAAGAAATAAGGTTTGGGTTTGTCCTAGATTTGAACATAGAGATAGAAGACTAACAACAGATAGATGTGACAGATGTGGTGCAGAAGCACTTAAAGCAATTTGTGAAGTTAACTCTGTTTATTCTATAGGTATACCACAACCAAAAAGGGTTGTTTACGGTGAAGGTGAAATAATTTGGCGTGCTGGAAAATACAGACCTGCATTAATTTATGGCTACTCACCAATTTATTCAGTTTGGTCAAAAGCAATGTCTTTGAGCCACATGGATGAATACATTAGAAAGTATTTCGATAAAATGAGACCCCCAAGGGGTATGTTAGTAATTGCTTCACGTAATTACGAAACATTCAGAAAATCATGGGATTTATTAGAGCAGAAAGCAACAGAAGACCCTTACATGATACACCCATTACTTGTAGAGAGTGATAAAACAGGTAAGAATCTTGCACAATGGCTCGATTTTACAGGATCACTTAAAGAATTAGAGTTTATTGCAGTTAGAAAGGAGTTAAGAATGATTATAGGTGCAATTTACGGTGTATTGCCTCTCTATTACGGAGAAATGCCTTCTGGATGGTCACAAGAGGGATTACAGGTCACAATAACCAATAGGGCAGTAAAATGGGGTCAAGAAATACTTTACAAGAGCTTTTTCAAGAAAATAGGCGAAATTTTAGGTGTAAATGATTGGGATTTGAAATTAAAGGAAGGAGAAGAGAATGATAAGTTACAAGAGCTTCAAACAGACGCTGCAGAACTTGCAAACATGCAACAATTACAAGCTATGGGATTTGAGGTCTCTAGAACTCATACAGGAGACTTTAAGGTGTCAAAAGACCCTGTTTTTTCAACTAAAGATATGTTAGAGTTACAACTTGGTGGTGGACAGATAGGTGAAGGACAAGAAAAACAAGATCCAGAGAGAACACGATTCCAAGGAGAACCTGCAGTACCTAGGTCTTCAGACATTGGTGGAATAGGACAAGGCTCACCTTCAAGTGGAAAAGGAACTTCAATGAGTAAGAAAAACTTTCCTAGTGGCATAACACCTGTTAATTTTAATGTGGTAAAGAAAACACTGCAAACTGCAGTTGATTTTGGATGGTCAAAGACCAAAACTGTAGATGAGTTAAGAAAGTTCGGAAGTATGACAGTAAGACAAGCAAGAGAAATAGTTAAAAATGAATTTGAATCAACAAGGAGGTGGGAAGAAAAAGATGGCGAAAAAAAGTAAAAAAGACAGTTTAGAGCATACACATGAAGATGGTGTAAAACATTCACATAAAAACGGTGATAAACCTCACAGTCATGAAATAACATCAGCTACAGTTAAAGTAAAAAAAGAACTCAAGGTAAAAACACCAAAGAGTGTATATGATCCAGATTACAAGTTAATTGATGATACTATAGAAGATATAAAGAAAGCAAGTAGAAATGTTTGCACTAATAGTTATTCATCAAATAATGTGTATTTGTTCTTACAGGACTGTTTGAAGAAAATAATATTGGCAGAGAAGTAATGGCTACTAAGCTTAATGTAGATACAGGCTCTGACATTGGTAACAAGCTTTGGAAGAGGCATCAAGATGATGAATACACTCATGTTGACAATTATAAGGAAGCAATATGCATAGATTGTTTTTCTAGAGACGCTGCTGCAGCAACAATAATGGATATATGTGGAGACTGCGCAGGCAAGCGTGGTAGAGAGCCACTACTGGCAAAAATAACAGATAAGATGTATGGTCTATGTTTCTTTTGTGGAAAACATAAATTTAATGTAGAGCAGATAAATGCGAGACTGTGTAGGAAGTGTCATAGAAAAGTTGCAGATGTAACAAAAAAATACAACAAGAAAGGTGGCATGTTTAAATGTGATCCTTTTTGGAAAAGCCTAAGAAAGAAACATGGTAAGGACTGGCAGTATAGTTTTACTGATCCTACAAAATCACTTAGAAGATAAAATAAAATTAATTCTATCAGATGCTAAATCATAATATGCAGTTGGATTTATAATTCTCTTTTTGTTTGGTCTGTTACCCCAAAACCTATCACACCTAACTTCAAATTTTGGTTTTCCTAAAAACTTTGGATAAAATTCTACTTTGTCTGTTTTAGGATTAAACTTAGTTTGTCCATCTATAACTTTTATTTCATCTCCTTCTAAAAATTCTTTACAGCTTCCATTTCTAAAATGAACAACTGTTTTTTCTAATCGTGGTGACTCCTTCATTTGATTTGTCTCTGTCACAACCCATAGTTTAGCCTCTCCTTTCTTGTTTTCTTTAACGTATAATTCCATTATTTTTATATCATAAAAATGTTCTCCTACTCTTCCCTTATATGCATTTTCATAGTCTTGTCTTTTTTCATAGATATAGAATGCAGTTCCCATAAACTTTAATAATATAACCTCTTAATAAATGCTTGTATGAACATAGATAATAGTTGTAAGAAATGTGAAACAAAGATGTATGGTTATGCAAGAGGAAAACAGATATTTTGGGTATGTTATAAATGTGGATTCTTTCAAGGCAATAATTTTGACCCATTTCTACTATTGGCAGTACAATCAGAGCCTGAATATCTATTATACCTTATAGAGTCAAAATATCTACAACCTGTACAATAAATATAAATATTATACATATATCAACTGTATATGGTAGAGGAATTTCTTTTAGATAGAATAATGACCAGAATTGACAAATTAGATCAAAAAATAGACGATTTATGCGATAGAACCACGAAAACAGAAATAAGCATATCTAATCACCTTACGCATGTTACACAGGATGCAGAAAAGAAAGAAAAGAGATTTTACGTTATAATAGCTGCCTTGGGAACAATCTTCGCCTCAGTGACCCTTGTACAAAGTATAATTTAACATAATCCTTATATCCTAGCATTTTTATCGTATAAGACATGGTAGACCCAACACTTATTACAGTAGGTGCTGCAGTTGTCGGAGCAGGTTTAAACACCCTTAGAGGGTATTTACACACTGAAGACCAATCTTACTCTGCTAAAAAGCTAGCAGGCGCTCTTATCATCTCTACATTTGCTGCAATAGCAGTAGCACAAACTATAGCTATTGAGTCAGTAGGTTTAGTAGGACTAGCTCTGATAGGATTGACTACAGGATTCGCAGCAGACTTCGCTGTAACTAAAGCAAAAAAAGACAGTACAGAGTAGTATTATTTTACAAACTACTTTTACCTTTTTTTATAGATATCTTTATTAAATATAGAGTATCCTATTTTATATATGACAGAGGGATATTTCGTAAACAGATTATTGACAAAGGGCTTTGAACCTGTAAATTCTGACGAAAGATTCTTTGAAGGATACCTCACAGTTGAGATGAAAGACAAACAAGGAGAAGTTACAATAGTTAATGAGTTATATAAGGTGCTACCAGTTTGGATGGATAGAGGCGCACCAATTACAGATACACATAGTAATAGGGTAATAGGAAAAGGAATAAATTATGCAAAGGCAGATTTTACAGCACAAGACGGTGAAGTATATCCAGCCATAAAAGTCACAGGTAAGATTTTTAAAAACTATGATTTGGATAATGAAATTTGGAGAAAGATTAAATCAGGAGAATACAAGGGATTAAGTTTTGGTGGAGCTACAAAGGCAAATAGGACACCTATGAGAATGAAAGATGGATCTATAGCATATGCATTATCAAACCTTGAACATTATGAAGTTGCAGTATGTAAAGACCCAGCAGTTCCAATGGCTATAATCACAGATTACAACCCAATAGCCAAATCAGTTTTACATACAGAAAAAAGAGGAGATAAAATGATAGTTAAAACATGTGATAATTTTGGATGTTTCATTACAAAACCAATGCCTGACGGAAATGGTGGTAAAGGAAACTTTGATCACTGTGTAAGTGTCAATCAGGATAAGAGAGATCCAAGCGCATACTGTGGTCAGATTAAACATGACACAGAAGATTCCAAGAAAGCAGAAGATATAAACAAAGTTCTACCAGTTTCAGATGCCTACATATCTGGTGGTAAAAAAGGAAGTAAATTTTGTCCTAATTGTGGAAGAGATAATATTAAAGAAGATAAAAAACGAGAACAGGAATATAGGGATTCACATGGAGGATCAGCACCTACACTCATGGGTGCAAGTCCAAGAACAGGTGGTTATACTTGTCCTAACTGTCAGAAAAAACCAAAAAGGAATATGCATAGTCCAAGTGGAACTGGAAACGAGAAAGGTGCTTATGAGTATCTTACACAGGAAGAGTTTGATGCTAAACAAAAAGCAGATCATTCAAACTCAATGGGAGATCAACATTCTATGTATAATCAAAATACTGGTAGAGAGACATGGATTGGACAGGGATTACCACAGCCAAAAGTGACAACTATATGCGAACCATCAATGGAAAGTGAGGGTAAATGCATTGAACAAGAGAAACCATTAGATGACTCTGGTGGAAGAGCAAAACCACACCATGCTAATTTAGGAGATGATACACCTGCAGGAGTACCAAAGAACGTAAAAGATGAAAGTAAACTAGATAGAGAAGGAAAACATCAACAAAAAAAGGCATTTTTAGAATATTTGCAGGCAGATTTGAAAAAAGTGG